CCCAAAATTCCAACGCGGTGATTGGCTCGGGCACGGCATTCATTGCTAACGCCCGCGTCGGCGATGCTTTCCGTGGCCCGGACGGCGGCTGGTACGAGGTGACCAACATTGCCAGCGATGCCGCTCTGTCAATCGCACCGATCTATCAAGGCGCAACCAATGCGAGCGGCGCATATGCACTGGCACCGATGCAGGGCTACGTCAAAGATTCGGCCGACGCTCTTCGGGCGCTCGTCAACCAGTTCGGTGGCGTGTTGGCTGTTCTCGGTCAAACACCAACAACTGCTGGGGTTCGCGCGGCTCTCAACCTGACCAACACAGATGGCCTTCCCGAGGGGGCGACCAACAAGTACATGACCGCCTCAGGTGTTCGGGCGATTACCCTGAGCGGGATCGATGTGGTAACGCCAGGCGCGGTTGCTTCGACGGACAGCATTCTTTTGGCGCTCGGCAAGCTCCAGGCAACAAAAGCCGACCTGTCCGGAACGAACAAAACCGTATCGATCGCGCAGGGCGGAACTGGTGCCGCGACGGTGGTGGATGCGCGCACCGCCCTTGGCCTTAAAAAGGCGGCGCTCGCGGATATCGTAGGCACGGTAAGCCAGTCTTCAGGTGTGCCAACAGGCTCGATTATTGAGCCGGGTACGACAGCCAACGGCACATTCACAAAGTTCGCAGACGGCACGATGATCTGTCGCTCGTCGACCGTTTACGCATCTACCAGCATCCTTGCGGTCGCTGGCGCGGTGTTCAATGGTTCCCCGGCACCGTCACAGGTCTATCCCGCTGCATTCGTCGGTGTTCCGGCCACCAATCAATACTTTGAGCCAAGTACCGGCCAAGTGTGGGCGGCAACTACCGGGGTCAGCACAAACTCGCTCTGGTCTGCTGTTTACCCCTTCAGCCAAGTGCAAGTTTCCTCACTGTCATTGACGCTTCATCGCATAGCTTACGGTCGGTGGTTCTAATGAAAATTCATCTGTCACCAATACGCAGCGATCAGGAAATTGTCGCCACAAAATCGGGCGATTCATTGATCATCAACGGAGAACTGTTCGATTTCTCGCCCATGGGGGATGGCGATACATTGCCGGCCGAGGCGATCAACTCCCCATGGTTTCCGGCCGATGTCGAAAAGCAAGATGACGAGCTGATCCTGACGCTGCTTTTCCCTATCCCGCGAAACTTCAGCCCTGAGCAGGCCTTTCCTGTGCCTATTGAAGATGTTCCAGACGGTGAAATTGCTTTTCCGCAACCGCTGCCCGCCATCAACGATCAGGAAAACATCGAGGAGCAGTCATGAGTATCGACTGGACCAAACTCATTACCAAAGCCATGAAGGACGCCGCCGCGCAGGCGGAGCAGTTGGCCTTCGCCAAAGCAGAACTTTCCTTAAAAAACGCGAAGGCCGTCGCTCAGATCGGCCGCATTCAAGACCGAATCGATACGATCGGTTTCGGCATCGATATCGGCGAGGCAACCGCAGATGACGAAGCCGAACAGGCTGCATTGGTGCTCAACCTGAAGGCGTGGAAAACGTACAAGTTCACGCTGGGCAAGGTGACTGTGCAGCCGACTTGGTATGCCGCACCGGTTTGGCCGGCTGAGCCTCCTACCCCGGTAATCGTCGCCGCGCCAGAGGAGTTCGGCGCCGTTTGATGAAGTGATTCAAGCCTGCATTACGCGGCCCGCCATCGAGCGGGTATTTTTTTGCCTGGAGAAAATTGATGACTGCAACCGAGAAAGACCGCGACGTCCTCGCCCGCACGCTGTGGGGTGAGGCTCGCGGCGAAGGGACGGCCGGCCAGATTGCCGTGGCCTGGACGATCAAAAACCGCGTGAATGACGGCAAGGCAAATTCGTGGTGGGGGGAGGGCTATGCCGGCGTCTGCCAGAAGCCCTATCAGTTCAGTTGCTGGAACAAGACCGACCCGAACTATCAGTTCCTGATCGGCGTGAAGCAGATTCCGTTTCGTGAGCTGGCGCAGTGCCGGATCGTTGCTGACCAGGTAATCGACGGAAAGGTGCAGGATCCAACCGGCGGTGCCACGCATTACTACGCCACCAGCATCAAGGCGCCGGCATGGTCGGCGAAGGCCAAGCAGACGCTCAAGCTGGGCGGGCACGTCTTCTTCAAGGATGTGCCGTGATGGTCGTTCCTTGGAAAGCGTTAGGCGTGCTGGTGTTGGTTCTCGCCGGCTTCGGCAGCGCCTGGCAGCTTCAGGACTGGCGCTACGACAAACAGTTGGCCGAGCAATCCCGGTTGCACACTGAAGACTTCAATCAACTCACCCAAGCTGCCGCTACATCACAGCAGGCCGAGCAGGATAAGCGCCGAGCGCTCGAGCAGAGGCTGGCGACCAGCGAGCAAGCACACTTCGAGAAAATGACTGATGCCCAAAAGAATCAAGATCGCCTGCGCGATCGCCTTGCCACTTCTGATCTGCGGCTGTCAGTCCTCCTCGACACGGGTTCAGCCGGTGGCTGTTCAGTGCCTGCCGCCCCCGGCGCCGGCGGCGTGGATCATGCAGTCGTACGCGCCCGACTTGACCCGGCGCATGCTCAAAGAATTGTCGCAATCACCGACACCGGCGACCGCGGACTGATCGCGCTGCAGGCTTGCCAGGCGTATGTGAAGAGTCTGCAGCAGTGATGGCGCCGCGCCATTCTTGCGAGGTCGCAAGCCGTGAACCATCATTTAGACTCGGACTGGATGAATGGTGAACATGGACAAGCAACTGGCGGGCTACTCAATTTTGATGACGATTATTTGGGTTTCAGTCGTTCTTTCCGTGATGTATTGGATGTCGTAGTGAAGGTAATAGGTGGCTGAATTGGAAGGCGTAGTGCTGAGCGAGAAGATGCAGAGAGAAGCGGATCGGCTGCTGGCGCAAATTGTCCGAGCTGATTCGATGATCATCGCTGTAAAGGCGGGAGCACGAGCGGATGGCTTCGTGCTTGGGCTGGACACCGGCGGGGCTCTGCGCGCCGGCGATGCTGAAAGGCTGTACATCATTTTCGAAGCCGCACTGGTGGAGCGCCTGAAAACGCTGGCACGTAGTTAATCAATGCTTTATTGGTCAGGCCGCCAATTCCTAGCACGGCTTCTTCAGCGTGGACCTGCAGGAGCTAGCTTTGTCACAAACCCCTTTCCGGCGCAGGTCGAGCAGTCATCCCGCGCACTAAAGTTGTCGAGACAATCCGGGCAAATACAGAAAGCTGCCGATTCAATGTGAGGTCGCACTTTTTCAAAAGCCCGTAGATCCCGCTCCTCCTGAGCGACCTGTGCTGCATCTATAAGCGCCCGGTAAGCATCGACATCGGATAGTGGTCGGTGCGTTACGCCAGCGATCATTCGTTCGGTCTCTACCAACTGATATCGGCGGCCATTCATTTCCAGCACCAAGCCTGAAATCCGCCCAATTTTCCGAGAAAGATTCAGAGTCAGCCGCATACCATCAGCAGCAGAATAGACCTTGCCGTCGTAGGCGAAGGAAGCGCCGCGCGGTTCATCGCTTTCGAAGTTGAAGATTGACCGGCTGATGGTGCCCAGCAGATTCCCGTTGTCGATCTGAACGACATCATAGGTAGAGGCGCCGCGGTAGTGCCCGGGCGAGTTCTGCAGCTCCTCGACGGCGTGCCAGTACGCGGCGTTTGCCATTTCGTTCATGTCGAATTGCTCAAGCTGGTCGATCAGGCCCTCATCGCGAAGCGTAGCTGCCATCTCGTGGAGGGTTTCCCGATGCCCCTCTGGGTTTTGCATACGGAAGTCCTGATCGTCGAGAGTCGCGCGCCATCGCTGGAGCCGTAGGGTTTTTGCCTGGTCGAAATTCATGCTGCGGGGTTCGCTGTACAAATACTGTATGCGCGTACAGTAATCTAGGCGAGAAAGGTGGGCGAGGGTGAGGCGACGAACTGTAGCGGTGCGGCTGCTTTCGGCCATGAGCGGACGTTTGGAAGCGCCCGCTACCGGCCAATAGCGGACTTTGGACTTATTTCACCTCAACAATACCTAATCTTCAGTGAGGCTTATAAT